TTTTGATTTTATTGGATAGACATGGCATTAAATCCGTTCTTTTTACAAGGTTCTAAAAATGAGCAGTACCTCATACAAGATTTAATAAATGAACAATTAAAAATTTATGGTATTGAAGTTTATTATCTACCAAGGAAAATATTTCAATCTGATAATATCATAAGAGAAATACAATCATCAAAGTTTGATGATACTTTTTTAATAGAAGTTTATTTAAATAATTATGAAGGATATGCTCCCGGCAGTGATGTAATGTCCAAATTTGGTCTTACTTTAAAGAATGAAATTAGTATTACAATGTCAAGAGAGCGTTATGAGGAATTTATAGCACCTTTCTTGGAGGGTATATCATCTGGAGTTCGTGAAGGTAGAATTACTGGTTTTGATTTTGCCGATTTAATTACAAGACCAAAAGAGGGAGATTTGATATATTTTCCTTTAGGAGAGAGATTATTTGAAATTAAAAGAGTTGAATCGGAAAAACCATTTTATCAACTTGGAAAAAATTATACTTACGAATTGAACTGTGAGCTTTATGAATACGAAAATGAACTCATCGACACCGCAATTGATGAAGTTGATAATACTGTAGAGGATGAAGGGTATATTACCACTCTTACTTTAGCTAAGGGTGCTACTAGTGCTACGGCAACTGCTGGTATTGGAAGTGGATATATTAGAGAAGTATTTTTAAATAATGATGGATATAATTATACGTCAACACCAACTATAACCATTTCTCCATCACCATCAGGAACAACTGCTACTGGAATTGCTATTTTGTCTTCGGTTGGTGAAGGTAAATCTTTAGATAGAATATTGTTAACTCACGCTGGTACTGGTTATGTTACTCCACCAACAATAACAATATCCGGTGGAGGAGGAACTGGCGCTGCTGCGACTTGCTCCGTTGAAGCAGTGAGAAAAGGTGTTATTTCTTTCAGTGTGACAAATAATGGTGATGGATATTATACAAAACCAACTGTGACAGTTGGAGAACCAACTGGTTCTGGAGTAACTGCAACTGCTACTGCTGAGGCTATAATTTCTTCTGGTTCTGTTTCACAAATAGCAATTATAAATGCTGGCATTGGTTATACAGAAAATCCTTCAATTATTGTTACTGGTGTATCGACTACCGGTGTAGGAACCTTCATTTACAATGAAGTTGTAACCGGAGAAACTTCTGGTACAACAGCAAGAGTTAGAGATTACAGGACGACAGTTCCTATTCGACTTGGGCAAGAAGCTGATACCAATTTACGAGTTGCAATAAATAGTGGTAAGTTTTCGGCTGGAGAAGTTGTTGTTGGATCAATTTCTTCCGCAAGATATATTGTCGAATCTTATACAACAGATAGTTATGATGATCCATTTGATGCAAACAAAGAAATAGAAGATGAAGCGGATTCTATTTTAGATTTTACAGAATCTAATCCATTCGGAGATTATTAATGTTAGGAACTTATTTTTATCACGAAATTATTAGAAAAACTATTGTTGGTTTTGGAACTCTTTTTAATGAAATTTATGTTCGTCATGAAAAAAGAGATGGCAGTACCCTAGATGAAACAAAAGTTGCATTGGCATATGGACCAATGCAAAAGTTCTTAGCAAAAATTGAAGAGCAGGCACAACTGACAAAATCAATAGCCATTACTCTTCCCAGAATGTCATTTGAAATGTCATCTATTCAATATGATTCAACAAGGAAGTCTGGTGTTACACAAACTTTTAAATCTTCTGATGGAACAAACCTTAAAAAAGTTTATATGCCAGTTCCATATAATATTGGATTTGAGCTAAGTATTTTTTCAAAGTTGAATGATGATGCTTTACAAATTGTTGAGCAAATTCTTCCATTTTTTCAACCATCATTTAATCTTACAATAGATTTGGTAAGTTCTATTGGAGAGAAAAAAGATATTCCAATAGTTTTGGATAATATTTCTTTTCAGGATAATTATGAAGGAGATTTTTCTACAAGAAGAGCACTTATCTATACATTAAATTTTACTGCAAAGACATATCTCTTTGGACCTGTTGCCGATACTACAGATGGACTTATTAAAAAAGTTCAGGTCGATTATCATACCGACACAAATACAAGCACTGCTAAGAGAGAAGTTAGATATACAGTTACCCCAGATCCAGCAAATGCTGGTCCAGATGATGATTTTGGTTTCAGTGAATCTATTGAAATGTTATTTGATTCAAAAGAGTATAGTTCGACACAACAGAAAGATATTTGAGGTTTAATTGTATGAGTGAAAAATATAATGGTCTTGATGAGGCACTTAATACAGAAAGTAGAATTATAGAAACTTCGCCAACAGAGATACAAGTTTCTAAGCAAAGAAGTGATGATATTCAAAAAGATTATGAATATACCAGAGCAAATTTATATTCACTAATAGAAAAGGGTCAGGAGGCAATTAACGGTATTATGGAACTTGCCGGTGAGGGAGCTAGTCCAAGAGCATATGAAGTTGCCGGACAATTAATTAAAAGTGTTGCGGACACCACAGATAAACTTATAGATCTTCAAAAGAAAGTAAAAGATGTTGAAGAAGATACAATTAAAACAACAAATAATGTGACAAATAATGCAGTGTTTGTCGGTTCTACTTCAGAACTTCAAAAAATGTTAAAGCAAGGTTTTCTAAATAATAAGGAATAAACATTATCTTCTGATGGGTTGGTCTGAAAAATATAAAAAATCAATTGATTGTAACAACCCAAAAGGTTTTAGTCAAAGAGCTCATTGCCAAAGTAAAAACAAAAGAATGCAAGAAGAAACTAAGTCTGGTGATGAAGGTCTTCGTGATTGGTTTGGCAAATCGAAGTCGAAGGGGGGGAAACCTGGATGGGTTCAATTGGGTGGACCTTGGGCAGGAAAACCTTGTGCTCGTCAACCAGGACAAAAAACTGTTCCCAAATGTGGAAGCTCTAAGATGGCGGCAAATTTGACTGCTAAAGAAGAAGAAAAGGCAAGGAGAAGAAAAATGCGTCAAGATAAAGATCAACCTAAAAAAAGGAGTGGTGCAAAACCAACATATGTTGCTACAGAAGAAATGAATATTCAGGAAGTAAAAGATAAAAAGGGTAAAGGTAGTGGCACTAAAGATGCTTGCTATCATAAGGTTAAGTCTCGTTATTCTGTATGGCCTTCTGCATATGCCTCAGGTGCTCTGGTTAAGTGTCGTAAAGTTGGCGCTGCCAACTGGGGAAATAAGACTGAAGAAGTTGATGTAATTCGTTATTGTCCAAAGTGCGATAAAAATGAGACTAGAGATGAATGCAAATATGGTCCAAAATATTGGGATATGTTTTCTTTGCCAGAAAAATTATCTTCCAATAATGAAGAATATAAAAGAGATGAAAAATGCCCCGAAGGAAAGTATTGGTGCTTTACTGATAAAAAATGCAAGAAAATTCCTAATGGTTATCATGTAATGTCAAGTGGTCAATTAATGAAAGATGATGATCATGAGAATGGTGATGAATCTTCGAATGGAAATGGTGGAGGAGATGTGAGTGAAGCAAAAAAATGCTGGAAGGGATATGAAAAGAAAGGAACCCAAAAACTTTTCGGTAAGACTTACAACCGTTGTGTGAAAAAAGAAGAAAATAAAATTGATGAAATGATTTCTACAACTGGAGTTAGAAAAATAGATAGCGAAGAATCAGAAAGAATTAGAAGTGAAAGAGGAGAAAAGAAGAAGGCAAAGGAAGAGGAGTCTAAAAAAAGAAGAGATCTTTTGAAAAAAGAGAGAAAAACAATGGGTATTCGTTTTTATGATAAAAAAGGTTCTGGATATATTAAAGATGGCAAAAAACAATATGATAATCAAGTTAGTGAAGAAAAGAAAAAAGATCATGAATATTCAATGGCAAGATCCGAACTTTCCACGATTGTATCAGCAGCGAAACGCCTTCGCAAAAAAACAAAAGGTGAGGGGCAATTAAAAGCATGGGTTCAATCAAAAATTACAAAAGCAGCAGATTATATTGATACCGCAGCAGATTATATGGATAGTGGTGAAGTCAAAGAATCAAGTTTTAGTATTAATCAATCTGCACATAAAAAGATGCAAAAATTGAGTAAGATAAGAAATCTTACTGGAAAAGGAACTGGTGGTGAAAAAGATGCCGCTCAGTCAGCATTAAAAAGACTTGGTGGTGGACCTTCTTTACCTATAGTAGATGAATATAAAGCAAAAAATATTCATGGTGAAATAGAAGTTCCAAGTGGCAATATCAAAAAGCTTGCAAAAAGAGCAGTTAAGAGAATTGATATGGACGTTGATGGCGATGTCGATAAAAATGACCCAAAAGCAGGTAATTTTGGAGAATACGTACCAACTCCAAATGGTAAAAAAAGAATTGTAAGCAAAGCATATTCAAACTGGAGAAAAGATCTTGGTGAAGATTGGCAAAAGGTCAATAAGTCTGATAAGACCGATGGTATGAGTGCTGCTGCAGTCAAAGCATATCGTCGTGAAAATCCAGGTTCTAAATTAAAGACTGCCGTAACTGGTGATCCAAAACCAGGCAGTAAGGATGCCAAGCGCAGGAAGTCCTTCTGTGCCCGTTCTAAGGGGCAGCAAGACATGCATAATATTGATTGCTCAAAAACCCCCGATAAACCAGTATGTAAAGCCCGTCGTCGCTGGAAGTGCTAATCCATGAAAAGTTTTCAACAATTTCTCTCAGAAAGCATCACCATCAATGGTGATTTTAACGGAACTCTCAATGTAGGAGGTTCTCAACCAGAACAGACACAAGAGTCATTCTTTGCCGATGTTATTTGGGAAGGTAAAATTTATCGTCTTGAAGTAGAAGGTAAAATGCTCTCCAAAAATGAGTTAGCAGAGCAAATTCAAGGAGAATATCCCGGAGCAATGGTACAAAACATTTATCCAGGCAAGTCCCCTTCTATAATTAAAAATTCACAAAGATATCAACCAGAAAAATTATCGTGGAGTGACTGATGGGATTAAGAAACTATATTTGGGATGAAGCATGGGAACTAAATGTTTCTCGTGACAAAGTTCGTGGCGCTTTTCATGTTATCAAGTTTGGAAATAATGATGATGTTGATGGTGCATTAGAAACTATTTGGGACGGTGGTGGTCTTTATACATATCTGACTACTGCAGCAACAGTCACTGTTACAAGTACAGATGGTGATGATTCTGAGACTGGAACTGGTGCAAGAACTGTAACTGTAGAAGGTGTTGATGCAAGTTATAATCTAGTTTCGGAAACACTAACTGTTGGTGGAAGTGCAGGAACTACTGAATTTTATAGAATATTCCGTGCATTTGTTGCATCATCTGGTTCTACTGGTAGTAATGAAGGAACTATCTCAGTGATGTCAGGTTTAATAACTCTTGCACAAATTCGTGCTGTAGGTTCTCCAACTGCCCAAGGATTGGGTCAAACATTTATGTCACTATATACAGTACCTGCAGGATATACTGGATATATTTTTGATTGGAATGTATCTACTGCAAAAGCAGATGGTGATGTGTTCTTATTGAAGAGACTTGCTAATGGTGGGGCATGGAGAGCACAAGACACTATCCATACAAACTCTAATGATGTTGAGAGAACTTATAAGTTCCCACTAAAGATTGAAGAGAAAGCAGATATTGAAGTTAGAGCATTATCTCCAACAAACAATATGAAGTGTGCAGCAACCTTCTGTATTTTATTAGTTCAAAACGATAGTTAATTTTAATTATGAGTGAAGTATATCTTGGTAATCCTAATCTAAAAAAAGCAAATACACAGATTGAGTTTACCGAAGAAAATATCATTGAATTCCTTAAATGTAAGGAAGACCCAGT